ATCCTGGAAGTTTCTCATACTAGAGAGTAGCTGCATAGTTCTATATGCTGGTTTTAGTCTTGGTACACCTCTGTAAATTGAATTAAAACTATTTTCTTTTATGTGTATAATTTCATTCGGGCTGTAATCTATTGAGTTATCATATGAAAATCTTTCTATATATGTTTTGTCGTCAGTATGGATAGTTATCTTGTCAGCAGGCAAATGATACATATGCGCTCCATCAAAGTAAATAAATATATTTCCATCTATAAGTAAATCAATTATAAGATTTCTTTTAAAAGTACTTACATCTTGAAACGGGTTAGGCTCTTTATTAAGTAATAAGTCAACCTTAGATCTACGAATATTCTTTACAACATTAGTAGTACCTAGTACTTTTTCTCCGACTGCAAAAGGTATCTCTGCTACATCGTCAACAATCATATTTACTGCACGGTTAACAATTTCTAGTTGCTCGTAAGCGTTTCTATAATTTGTTACAATTTCACGAGAGTCGACAGTCATTCCTTCATTTCTAGAAATAACGTATTGCGAAGGATTTAGTTTTTCCTCGCTATTTCCTCCTAAGAATCTATCATACCATGCCATATTTATCTCTCTGTTTCTCGACCCATCGTTTTTGTTTCTCTGCGTGTATCAACTTGGGTCTTTTACCATATATTGAGTGTAACTTCATATGGTGACTATGGCAAAGTGTGACTGTATCTTCATAAAGTTCTTTCTGATGTTCATCAATGAAGGCTTCTCGAATCTCTAGTATTTCTTGTTCATTTTTAATAATTAATTTTTTCTTTTTTATCCAAGTTTCTAGTAGTTCTGTAAGCCCGTGATAGTGATGAAAATCTAACTGTTCAGTGGAATCACATATAAAACAATTGCTTGATTTATTATATTGTGATTTCGCTTTATCTCGTACGTATTTAACTAAATCTCTTTTGAAATTCATATTTCTACTCTTAATTAGAATTATACCAAAAACATACAGCAAATGTCAAGAACTGTTTTTTACAGGTCTTGTTAGAACGTTGTGGCTGATGTTTCAAATGTGTATAACGCGTATCGCATAGCATCGGCCATATGGGATGCCATGTTGTGCTTTGGTTTCTCTTTTAATAAATTAGGGTTAGGGTCCCATTGATACTGGTCCAATGAGATAAGTGCTTCTTTGCAAGTTTGATTTATAATTATCCCATCGTTATCTACTACATTAGCTACATGTCCAATTCCGTCTAGTACGGATTTCTTAGCATTTATAGTACTGATATCATAATTTTGTGCAAAGTCGTATCTTGTTTGTTGAGCTGCAGAGTCAATATAAATATAATCAATATCCCATTTATGAATTAATTTTTGAATCTGTACTGCATGTTGTTCTGTTGTTTTTTCGGAGTCCATATACTCATCTATAAGATAGTATTTTTGTTCATCCCAGTCATATGCTATAACGCAAAAAGCTGTAGGGTCTTTATATCCTACGTCTAGTCCTGCGAATACATCCATATTACTTACATCTATTTCAGACAAGTCTGCTATACATTGCTCGTGGTTGAATGCCCATACTTGACCTTCGTAAACATTAAAGTCTGCCATGTACTCTTGGGCAAATTCATTCTCAGACATTGTCTTTTTAGCTTCTATAATATCTGATTCTGCTACACGAGGGTTCTCGTGGTAAGTTGCTTTTACTGAGCACCACTCTGGAAACTCTTCACTAAATCCTCTGTAATAAAATTCTGCAAAGTAATTATTTCTACCCCTTGGAGTAGATATAAAGATTGCTTTTGAGTTTTCTTTGTCGAGGGTAGGTCTTAGTGCGACATTGAAAGCATCTCTTCCATCTGTTAGAGCTGCTTCATCGAATATGATTAAGTCATAACTTCTACCAACAACTGAGTCTACCTGATTGATAGAACCCATTCTTATAGTAGAATTGTTAGATAGTTCAATAACTTTATCTTTTGCATTATCTCTAAGCACTTCTAGGTCGAAGTGCTTGATCAAGTTTCTTTGTAAGTCAAATGATATTTGAGATAATGAATAGTTAGGAGACATTAATAGTACATGACTGTTAGGAACTAAACATACTAACTGTCCTATTATGTTTGAAATATACGTTTTGCCTTGACGACGTGAAATAGCCGCACATACAAAACGATATTTTGGATTATTTATAGCATTTATAATTGCTCTCTGCGACGTATTAGGCTCTATACCTAATAATTCAAGATACTCCATTATAGGGAGTTTTATGAATCGTGACTGTTGTTCCAAGTCCATTAAATAGTTACTAACTATATCTGTACGGCTAATTTCTATCAATGTAATGTCTCGTCTGGAAATAAGTTGTCGTCATCGTCTATTAGAAGGTCTAACTCTTTTAATTTAGTATATAGATAACAATAAGTAGCAGATACTTGTTTAATTTTCTTTTCCGCTGGGGATAGAGTTCTAAACTCCTCTGCTTTTATCAAATCCTGTAGTAATTTTCCTGCATGTACTATACCTTCCTCAAGCCATAGTCGTGTTCCGTTTGCAGTTGTCATTATTTTCTCCTTCGTTTTAATCCTAATGTTCTTTTTTGAGACTTTGGTGGTCTCTTTCTTGAGCCTCCTGGGCCTGCCCAGAAAACTTTGTTTGCCCAGTAAGCTGCTGAAGATTTTCCCTTTCTAATGTTCTTTGCGTGTCGCGCTTTGAAACTCTTTCTTGCTTCTGGACTATAGTTGTGTCCCATACCTTGGGCTCCAAACCTAATAATCTTTACTTTGCCACCAACTCTTACAGCAACTACTGCTTTCTTAGTTTTGTGGCTTGGGGTCTTCTTAGGTTTGTTTAGTCCGCTAAGTCCTGCTCTTTTGAGCCGTCCCTTTTCTGCGTCTGTTAGTGCCATTTTTAATCCCTATTAGTAAAGATTTCTTTACTACTTTGTCGAGTCTGCCCGACTTCATAATTTTATTGATTCGTTCTAAGATATTATCTTCTTCTCCTTCTCGTCAATAAAGTAGAAGGTGTTTTCTTTCCAAATCTTGCTTTCTTAGGATTGATTGTTTTACCGAATCTTGGTCCTACTGCTTTTGGTGCTGCACCATAAAATCCACCTGGTGTGGACATTGGTGACTTGGTGTTTACATAAGTTCCAGCTGCTGCATTTAGATCACGAGTTAAACCTCTTTTCAATACATGCTTTCTTAGCTTGGAAGTTGAGTGGACACTTGGTCCGCTTAAAAATCCGCCTTGTCTTGCCATTTTTAATTCCTATCTACTCTTAACGAGTACTTTGGCTTATTAGCCTGTTAATGAGAACCTCGTTGTTTGGGGTTCTCGGTAAATTTAATAGTTTTTGCAGGTTGCAACCGTACTCTAATTCCAGTTGGACTGCTTTCTTTAATCGTTGTGATAAATTCAATACTTTTTCAATTTCTTGAGTTAGAGTATTCATAGTTTACTTCTTCTTTCGACGTCTCCGTTTAGTAAAAGTACGTACGTTAGTGGGTCTTCCACCAACGCCTTGAGGTACTGCCCTCTTACGGCGAACTGCCGACCTTTTCTGAGCTTTGCTCATTGTTCTTGCACGAGCTAAAGGAACACACTTTGGGTATCCTTTTCTCGATGTTTTTGCTTTTCCTCTTCCACATGGTTGATACTTGCCTTTCTTCTTAGGTCTTGATATATCTACCCATTTTTCTTTGAACCATTTACTTAATCCACCTTTAGGTTTAGCCATTTTTTGCTTTCTGTTCAGCTTCTATCAATTTATCCTTGATGTCTACTGACCCGTCCCAGTTCTTATCTTTCCCTGTGACTATATTTAATATTTGAGTTAGTTTAGTTTTAAACCAATTTATCATTACTTCTTTTTCCTTGCAACGCCCATTCGGTATCTACCGCCTCGTTGCTTATATGTTTTTACTAACCATCCGTTTGCGTATGCACTCGGATAGACCTTAAATTTTCTTTTTGCTGCTGCCTTTACCCTTGCGTATAGTGCGGGGTTTGTAGGTACAGGTCTTTTCTTAGCTGCCTTTCTTTTTCTTGCCATGTCTTAGTTCCATCAGTCTTGCCCTGTCTTGCTGTATAATTATACGCTTCGGGGCTTGGTTGTTGCCACCTTTCGAAAAAGATGGGTGTGACCATAAGTATTCACAAGTGTTTTGGACTTCATTCCTATGTTCTGTAATATTGTCCATGTCGTCAAGAGTATAGTCATCACCCATTAGATAGATAATCACCTCCCATGATTGTTGATTCCAGTTAGTCTCATTTTCTAGTAATAAGTCTTCGCTGTAATCCACAAAATTTGTAGTACCTGCTATGAATGATTCATAAGACCAGGGACATACTTTATTTAATTTTCTAAAATAAAATAACCAAATTATGTAATCTGGGAGAGGCTTAACCTCTTGAACGCTTCTTCTTTCCACCTTTTTTCTTTTTACCTTTCTTTTTCATTCTTTTCAAGAGAGC